AATATTTGATCAAGCTGGAGCAATGGTTGTTGTTATCAATGTTGCCGATCCAAGTAATCCTGCACACCAAACAACGGGAAGCCTTGATCCTGCTAATATTAATATGGCTGATGTTGTTGGCGGAGTTGATGGAACAACAGGACAATATAAGGGTGTTCATGCTTTACTTGCTGCTAATAGTGAACTTGGCGTAACTCCAAGAATTTTAATCGCACCAGGATTTACCCATGATATGCCAAGTGGAAATGCAAATCCAGTTGTAAGTGAGCTTCTTGGAATAGCAGAAAATCTAAGAGCGGTTATTATTGCCGATCTTCCAAATACCAATGACACAGATGCAATTGATTATGTTGGTGATTTTGGTTCTGCTAGAGTTTATCCAATTTATCCTTGGGTAAAGGTTTTGGATAGCTTAGGTGCAATAGTTGAAGAGCCGGCATCTGCAAGAGTAGCAGGTTTAATTGTTAAATCTGACAATGAGAGAGGATTTTGGTGGTCGCCATCAAATCTGGTAATTAATGGCATTATTGGAATTTCTAAGCCAATAGATTTTGTGTTAGGTGATGTAAATTCAAAAGCCAACTACCTCAATGAAAACAACATAGCCACCATAATTCAAGAAAGTGGCTTTAGATTATGGGGTAATAGAACTTTATCAGCTGATCCTAAATGGGCATTTCTGCAAGCTAGAAGAACTGCCGACATGATTAATGATAGTTTATTGAAAGCTCATTTATGGGCAGTCGATAGAAATATCACCAAGACTTACATCGAAGATGTTCTTGAAGGAGTTAATAATTATCTGCGTCATCTAAAAAGCATTGGAGCAATTATTGGCGGAACTGCTTTTGCTGATCCTGAGTTAAATACTCCTGATCAAATAGCTCAAGGTAAAGTGTCGTTCGACTTTGACTTCACTCCGCCATATCCAGCAGAGCATATTACCTTCAGATCAAAAATGACTGATGATTATTTAAACGAAATTGTTTAGATCTAAAACTCATTTGCATCCATCTATGCAAATTACTGCCATAATCAACCAAAAAACTCCTATCAGGATTCCGCAAATAATTCCTGCTACACTTAATGTTTTTAAAGTTTTTTGAAATGTCGATTGTGTCTTGATTTGTAAGAAAATTATTAAATTAAATGGCAAATACAAAATTAACCAAATGAACAGAAATGCAACGGTTATGTGTTGAATAAGATAATTTTGATGATCCTCTGAAAGAACAATTAAGGTAAGGAATATAATTGAACAAATCACATTTCCTAATATTCCTAACTTCCAAAAAGTTTGCAAAAAGTCCCTTTTCCTTATTAAGGATTTCTTAAAATAACTAATCACGATATAACTAAATTAATTTTTTTACCGATCTAAGATAGGCTATTTATTCTAAAAAAACAAATTTAACAAAAAAGAAATGATTCCAAAAATATTAAAAAATTTCAATCTCTTCATTGATGGTAGAGGTTATGCTGGCAAATGTGATGAGGTAAATCCACCAAAGCTAAATATTAAATCGGAAGAATATCGAGCTGGTGGATTAGATTCTCCAATTCCAATTGATATGGGAATGGAAAAGCTAGAAGCTAGTTTTACCTTATCTGAATATGATAAAGATGTTTTAAAACAATTTGGCCTCATCAGTGGAAATGCTGTTCAAATTACCCTTCGAGGAGCATTGCAAGATGATGAAACCACTTCGCCAATTATTATAAAACTTCGTGGCATGTACACAGAAATGGATATGGGTAAATTTGCTGCAGGAGAAAAAGGAACTTTAGCCTGTACAATTGCTTGCAGATATTACTCTCTAGAAATTGATGGAGAACAATTAATCGAAGTCGATATTGATAATATGACCAGAATTATTGGCGGAGTTGATAAGATGCTTGAAATTCGTGATGCAATAGGAATCTAAAAAATGACAAATATGCAAAATATCAAATTAAATTATCCAATCGAATCAGATGGTGCAAATATCACTGATTTGAATATGAGAAGATCAAAAGTTAAAGATCGTCTCATTGTAGCCAAAATGAAAAATTCATCTGATGAAGAGAAAGAAATCAGACTTTTTGCTAATCTTTGTGAAGTAACTCCCAATATTATTGAAGAGCTAGACGAATCTGATTATGCCAATTTACAAAAGGCATATATGGATTTTTTCAAATCCGAGGGAATATAAGGCGAGCCATTATTATTCTCTCAAAAATTACTCATTGGCCACTTTCTGAAATTTTAGAACTTACCGAAGAAGAGTTCTGCTTATTTTATGATGAAGCAATTTTAATCCAAAAAGAAACTAACGAAATTTAATTGAATTATGCCAGCTACTAATGCATCAGTTTCAGTTTTAATTGGCGCAGAGCTTGGCAAATCATTCAAAGGTGCTTTTGGATCTGCAAATAAGCAACTATCTTCACTTGGATCTGCTATCAAAAAAGTCACTGATAGAGCAAATCAAATTGAAGCTTTTAGAAATTCATCAAGAGCTACTAAAGAAGCTAGTATTGCATATCGCGATGCTAGACAAAAATTAGATGCTTTATCAAAAGAAATTGCAACGACTGATAGTCCATCAAAGCAGTTACAAAATAATTTTAGAAAGGCAAAGAGATTAGCAGATCAAACAAAGAAATCGTTCCTTGATACTGCTATCTCAACTAGGCAGATGGGCAAAGCTCTTCGCTCTGGTGGAATTGATATTAAAAACTTTAATTCCGAACAAGCAAAATTAAGTAAAAATCTTAATGTTTTAAAAAGAAGGCAATCAGCTCTACAAAATAACCAGAATGCCAAAGATACAAATCTTGGTAAAAGAGCAAATTATCGATCCCAAATGGTTGATGCTGTTGCTCTTGGTGGAGTTTTATATTCAGCAGTAAAGCCAGCTGTAGATTTTGAATTAGCAATGGCAAAAGTTGGTGCAATTACCAATGAAGCAGCAGACAGCAAAGGATTTAAAGCTCTAACAAAGCAAGCAAGAGAACTTGGAAGAACAACTCAATATACAGCATCTCAAGCAAGTGAGGCCATGCAATTTCTTGGTATGGCTGGTCTTAATACCAATCAAATTTTAGCTGCAACCCCATCTGTATTAAATCTAGCAATTGCTGGTAATATGGATTTAGGTAGAACAGCAGATATTGCCTCAAATATTCTAACTGGCTTTAATATGGAGGCAGAAAGAACTGGCGAGGTAGCTGATATTTTGGCTCAAGCAAGCAGATCAACCAATGTTAATGTTGAGATGCTTGGTCAAACCATGAAATTCATTGCTCCTGCCGCCGCTGCTGTTGGTGGCACTTTATCTGAAACCGCTACTTTAGCAGGTGTTTTAGGTGATGCTGGTATTCAAGCAACTATGGCAGGAACAATGCTTAGATCAACTTATCTTCGTTTAGCCGCTCCTGCAAAAGCTGGAGCTAAAGCTTTGGGTCAGATGAGAAATGAAATGGGAATTTCAGCAGAAGAAATGCCTGATGTTGCTAAAGAAGCTCTTCTTGCTCAAAAAAGGTTATCCGGTCTTGGAGTTAAAATCTTTGAAAATGGCAAGATGAGATCAATGGTTAGTATTTTGAAAGAGATGCATCATGCAACCAAAAATCTTGCTGATGATGAAAAATTATCAATTATCAAAGATATTTTTGGTACTAGATCAACTGCTGGAGCATTAGCAATATTTAAATCAGTAGAAACTGGTAGATTAGATGAGGTAGAGCAAAAAATTAACAATGCTAATGGTGCAGCCTTCGAGATGGCTGATAGGCTAAAAAATACTACATCAGGAGCATTTAAAGAATTTGCCTCTGCTATTGAATCAGTAGGAATTTCTATTGGTTCAGTTCTTTTACCGGCATTTGCATCAATTGCTAAAACTGCAGCGGGTGTTGCAGGAAAAGTAAGTATTTTTGCAGAAAAATTTCCAGTCTTAACCAAATATCTTGGTTTAGCAGTTGCTGGAATGATAAGCTTTAAAGTGGCTTCTATTGGCATGGGATTTGCATTTACCTTTTTAAAAGGAGGATTCCTATCGGCTAAAGGAGCGTTACTTGCTTATAAAACAGCAATGACGCTGATGAGCTTTTCTATCCCAAAAGTGATTCTTGGAATTAAGGCTCTTGGAATTGCAATAATGAGCAATCCAATTGGATTAATAATTGGTGGCATTGCAATTGCAGCAGGACTTTTGATTAAAAATTGGCAACCAGTTGGAGAGTTTTTTAAGAATTTATTTAGCGGTGTAATTGGCTATGTCAAAAAAGCCTTTGAATGGGTTAG